CACCAGAGCGAGTTTTACCAAATCCACGACCTGCATTAATAAACCAAACATTCCAATCGGGATCACTAGGCTCAAGTTGGTTATCCCTCGCCCAAAACATCCAGTCATGCTTAAGTTCCTCAGTCTTGAGTGGCCCTAGCTGATCGAAGATGTCCTTAACTTTACTCTTGGGTAATCCCCTAAGAGCATCGGCAGTTATCTTCCTCACAGGAACAGGTGGTTTCTTCTTCGGGGTCATTATTGTCATATCCTAGTAACGACATAAGTGTGCTGGATGCACTCTCGTCTAGGTCGGGGTCAATGGTTTGCTCTACTTCAACATTAGTTTGTGTGGGAGACCAACCACCCTTACTACGAAGGTAAAGCTCCGCAGCTTTAAGGTCTCCGTCTAAAGCCTTCTGAACAACCACCTGACCAATGTTGCCAGTTGTCTCTAGCTTAACTTCGGCCATATCTTTACCGTATAACTTGTAGAAGGTAGCTAGGCTGGAAGGCGCATGTTGATACTTTTGGATACCAGCCAAGATGTCACTAACGGTCACACCTTGACCAGTACCAAGTCTAACAACTTTGGCAATAACATTACTGTACGGAAGTTTTTTATTAGAAGGCATAGGTACTACCAAAATAAGGTCCATCCCCCACTATCGGCATAGTCGCGTCTACACGATTGCTTTACTAGGTTCACTATGGTTAACGGGGGAGGATGCTGTTGAGGGTATTACATAGAGACTATAGTATATACCTATACTCTTTATTACTGGTCTACCTTAACTAGGGACCGGGCGAATACCCTTTCATATATATATACATACCTAAACTCAGAAAAGTTTCCTAAGTTTTTTACTTTTTTTGTATTTTGTTGGATTTGTGTGTTATTTATGTCACACTGTTGTGATAGACAGGCGTTTGGACCTTGTGGGGTTGGGTGTGGCATAGGTGTTGCATTTATATCACACTAATGTTTTTTCTTGTTTTGGATATGGGGGTCGTTAACGGGTCCACCGAATCGTTCGGCGTATAATATCAAGGGTCCCACCTAAAGTAAACCCACCCGGGAAAAATAATTCACGCGAGTGACATTTGTGCAACAAACGTGATAGACTCTTGACTCTTTTGCGTTTATCTGAGTGAAACCGACAAATTTAAGCGCGAGGATAAGCGATTCGCCTTACACCTTGCACCCGTTCCAAACCCACAAGCCTCAGCTCAGTTTCACCTAAGCTCAAAACATTTGCACGATAACAAATTGAACCCATTGCAAAACACAAATAAGCCTGAGCGCCAATATACGGCTGTTCTAAGCGCATAAAAAGATTCTAGCTATATGGGCTGGAGATATTTTTCGGGCAATGTAAACGGCTTACAATGGCTCTCAGATGCTATTGACCTGAGTCGCTGCATATGTCAATTTGGCGATGGACTAATCCGCAATTTAACAGAGGAATCAACTATGGAACCCGTCAAAAGCCACTTCAGTAAACTGATAAAATCTTTTGAGACTAGCATAGCGTGCCATGATAACAGTTATGATGAAGTGCTAGTTAATAAACTATGCCGCGCGCTTGATGATGTATTGGACCCATCCCCACTAACATTGAGTCCCTCGTTCAACTTGGCTATATGGGCAAGCCCTATTGTCGACTCTAAAGACGCAAGACTCATGGCTATATATACGAGCGCGGGTGATTTGGAGCGCCGCCGCCGTACAGTTGGAAAGCCCGGCAAATTGCTCAGGAAAATTGCACCTATGGCAACAGATGCCGATTGCGCTAAATTCGCTGAAGTATTCAAAGACAATTTCGTGACTCCATTGCAAGGCCTAGTCGTTAAATCGGGAAACAAGCCTGAGGATTTCGCGCGAGTCTATACTCAAAAGCAAGCGCCTAAATCTGACCCAAGACTCGGCGCTGAATTTAAGAGTCTATCAGCAAGCTGCATGAGATATTCATTTGAGCACCTATCAGGCCACCCGGCTCAGATATATGGCTCGGGTGATTTCGAAATAGCATGGGTTGAAAATAGCGCGGGTGAATTACTTGCGCGGGTGGTTATAGCGACTCGCAAAGGACGCTATGCAGCCGCGCCTATTTACACAAATTCAAATGCAGCCTCAGATATTCTATCTCAGTATATCAAAGAAAAAAACGCGGCTTGTGATGAACCCGAAAAAGAGTCTTGGATTAACTGCAAATTGTCAAAGATTGATGCAGGTTTAGGCGGTGAGTCTTGGCTTGGACCTTATTTGGATCAGTACCAATCAATAAAAGACTGCGGCGAATACTTTAGAATCTGCCGCGCTCAAAATGCAGAGTATTGCCTAGACTCTACTGAGGGAGTCGTGGGTGGTTACGAATATCACTGTGAACAATGCAGTTGCGGCTTGTCTGAGGATGAAGGCTTCTATAGCGAGTCAGCGGGTGGAACCTATTGCGAGTCTTGCTATTTCGAATCCCATTTCACTTGTGAAGATTGCGGCGATTCTGAGCACGTTGAATCCTCAGTAACACTGATAAACGAATCTTGCGTTTGCCAATATTGCTATGATCATGGGGACTATGTCCACACAAGCGAAGGAGTCACTCATATTGATGATGCAGTGTTTTGCGAAGAGTCGGATGAATGGTTCCACGTTGACTCGGGTGATTTCTTTGAATGTCTAGAAGGCGAAATTCGCTCAAATGACCTGAAAGCACCCGTCCCTATTGATTGCACTTATGATCAGGCGATTGAATTTTACGTTATAACCACCAAAATTGTCGAATATGTGATTAATGGGGAAACCTATCAAAAGCCTGAGTCTATATTTACGCTAAAGCCTTGGCTTGAATATTCTGAGGACACCTATGGCAACCTGACAATCATAAACCGGCAATTGGACCTATTTGAAACTGAGGAGTCTTAATATGAAAACTATGGCAAAAATCACGCTGACCTTATACGCGCTTGCAATATTGGCCGCGCTTTCATCTTTCACCTATGCTGACTCAAGCGGCGCGGGCTTTTTCATCGCGGGTTTGGGTGGGTATCACATCGAATTCGCTGCACCCACTGAAGCCGGATTCTATAACTAAACAAAAACCAACTGAAGGCAATTTGCCCGCGTTTATAGCGCGGGTTTTTTGCCGCCTATAACCAACTGAGAGAGGATCAAGCCCGGCAATAAATCAGACACAAGACTCACCAATATATCAGGCTCAGGCTTGGCAATGGCTCAGGCTTGGCAATGGCTCAGGCTTGGCAATGGCTCAGGCTTGGCAATGGCTCAGGCTTGGAATTTGCGCGAGCTGGAGATTAAAATCGTATTCAAATATTCGAATATAAGCATATTTATATATAAGCATATAAACATATATAAATATTCGCATATAAGCATATTCATATATAAGCATATAAACATATATAAATATTCGAATATAAGCATATGCTCATGTGACCCCCCTCCGGTGGAAAATGACCCCACCAGTGGAAAATGACTGTGACCCCCACAGTGGAAATTAAGACCCCCGCAGTGGAAATTAAGACCCCACCAGTGGAAATAAATCTTGACCCCTCCGTGGGAATTTTGTAACAAACATAAAAGAAGAGAGGAACGCTAATGGAAAAAGTTGATGTCTATTGGAATATAAACAAGGGCTGCTTCAGCATAAAAGATTGCAGGACGGGCAAGGTGGTGGGTTATACTGACAAGTTACGCCTAGTCAAAGCTCAGTTCATTGTTCGCAAGGCAGGGCGTGATCGTGTCTTGCGTGAGCAACAGAAGAATGTTCACGCCTTTGTTCGTGGATATATCGAAGCCAAAGCTGACCTTACCCCCACCAGCGAAGTGAGGGGCGCTTCTTATAACCCATACAAGTGTGGGAACTTCTATGACAAAAAGACAGAACAACCTGTTGAGCAAGCATCGGTGGTTGAGCTATACACTAATGACAGAAATCGTGGAGACATTTCATACGTCTCATAATTTCGTACCCATTACTCGAGGAAATAGAGATTGCGTACCCCACAGTGGAAATATGTCCAGCCCCTCTAGGGGAATTAGGGCTTGACCCCTCCGTGGGAATTTGGTATCTACAAGAATGTTCAACAATAAGGAATACTATATGCTATCAACAAAAGACTACATCGACATGCTATCTTACATGCGCCCAGAGGGTACAAAGGCCCAGCGCAAATTCTGCAACCGCTTCCTACGTCCTGTCTTTGGTGAGCCAGATGATCGTGGCAACTACATCCTACGCATTGGCAACCCCACTATTGCTTTCATGTCTCACCATGACACAGTACACAAGAATGGCGGTAGACAGAATGTTGTCATCGACTCCGGTGGCTTTGCTACAACCACCACACAGAATTGCTTAGGCGCCGATTGTACTACAGGTGTTTACATCATGCTGCGTATGATCGAGGCAGGTATCGAGGGTTTGTACATTGTACACACAGCAGAAGAAGTTGGTTGCCGTGGCTCTAGCTATATCGTGCAGCATACACCAGAGGTTGTACGCGGTATCAGCGCAGCTATCAGCTTTGACCGTTATGGTTATAACTCTATCATCACACATCAGTCAGGTGTTCGTACCTGCTCAGATACATTCGTTGACAGCCTCGCAGACATACTCAACTGCGACTACAAGCACGATCCATACGGCTCATACACAGACAGCAACGAGTACCGTGGTATCATACCAGAGTGTACCAACATATCTGTAGGCTACTTCAAGCAGCACCAGCGTGAGGAGTCCCAAGACCTAGATTTCATGGAGATTGTAGCTGACAGTTGCATCAACGCAGACTGGTCCAAGTTAGTTATATCCCGTGATCCTACCAAGCTGTCACCGGAGTGGGATATGTTTGACAGAGACGATAGTGTCTACTGTGTAGATGACGATGATGTAGACTTCGATCCTGACATGGAGCAGCTTATTGCAGAGCGTCCAAAGAGTGTTGCGATACTGCTACAGTCTCACGGATACGATCTAAAAGACCTTGAGTATGCACTGGGTTTTGTGCGAGAAGAACACTACCCCTACTAATGGAAATAAGGAGAACGCTAATGGGAAAAGTAAAAGCAACAACAATCATTGACGTTATACCACTAGAAGATAACGTGATGTGGTTATACTCTCGTGATATGACACCAGAGGCCATCTCACAGGAGCTTGACATCAGTGAGAATCAGGTTAGAAAGATCATTATGACAGAAGACAAATGGAAAGACTGAGACCCCCACAGTGGAAATTAAGGAGATCACCATGACTATGAACAAAACAACAGTACGCGAAATCATTAAAGCTCGTGGCACTAAGTTCGCCACAGTTACGTTTATCAAGAAAGATGGTAGTGAGCGTAAGGTCAATGGCCTGTTTCGTCCAGCCTCTCATATCATTGGTAATGCCAGAGGTCGTGTTATCAGTGAGACTATGAAGGCCAATGGCTACATCCCGATCTTCTCTGTGTCTGAGAACAGTTGGAAGTGCTTCCATGAAGACTCTGTTATTGAGGTGGTGTAATGGGTAGAGGTTTCGATCAAACACCAGAGCTTCTAATACGACAGAAGATTAAAATCATAAAGCTGAGGGAGGCTGGTTTTTACTACACAGAGATCAGCAACATCCTTGGTTGTGAGGAGTGGGAGGTCCGTCAGGTCTTAACTGAAGCTAGGGTAAAGTGGGGAATAAGAACATGACACCCCTTATGTGTCTAGCAGCAGCGGTCTTCTTTGAGAGCCGTAGTGAACCTCTGGAAGGACAGAGGGCCGTTGCTGAGGTCGTTATGACTAGGGTAGAATCACCACGTTGGCCCGACGAAATCTGTGCCGTTGTCTTCCAACACAAGCAGTTCTCGTTCACCCACGATGGAAAATCTGATAACTACCGCAAGTACAACAGCAATGTCTTCGATAGACAAGCGATTGATATAGCTGAGACAATAGCTAAGTCAGTGCTAAAAGGTGATCGTATTGGCTTGACTTCTACCCACTATCATACTACCTCAGTATCACCATATTGGGCCAAAAGTTACCACCGAGATGGTCGCATTGGCACACACGTTTTTTACACAGCACCCGAAGGGAAATGAGAATGTTTAACATGACACTTGAGCAACACTTGGAAGAGATGGGTATCCGTCCCAAGTCAATCATCCGTGAGCTAGAGGAACTCCTTGATCCACGGCTGGAGTATCTGGCAAAGGGATACTTCAATGACCCCCGCAATGGAAATAATGAGGTTCCGTTCTAATGAATACGATATGGATACTAATATGGTTTGTCGTTGTCCCTGAGCAAGGCGTAAGGTATTACCACTTGGGGACTTATGAGAATGAAACTTTCTGCAAGACTGCACTGAAGGATGCTTCGGTCATGGTCAACGACAAGCAGGAAGCAATCGAATGTATAGGAGTGACTGTGGATGATTAAAGCAACGTACATTGACCACATGGGTAATGACTTGACTGTAGCTAACGCAGCCCGTGTGTCATTCGGTAAGACATCTGAGATGGAAGACGATCCTTGGGGTCCACCTAAGCTCAAGGCTAAGGATGATAAGCTGATCCGTTACCTAGCCAAGCATAAGCACATCAGCCCCTTTGGTCATTGCTTTGCCAGCTTCCACGTTAAGGCACCAATCTTTGTAGCGCGTCAACTTGTGAAGCATAAGTTCCTGCGTTGGAACGAGATCAGCCGCAGGTATGTTGACGATGAGCCTGAGTTCTATATGCCTGACGTATGGCGTGGGCGTAGTGTAGATAAGAAGCAAGGTAGTGAGGGTGAAGTAAAATATGAAGGGCCATTAGGTAACTACAACCAACTGGATATATACAAAGAGCTATTACGGGTAGGTATAGCACCTGAGCAAGCCCGTATGGTATTACCACAGTCTACTATGACTGAGTGGTACTGGTCAGGTAGCTTAGATGCCTTCGCTGATATGTGTAACCTGCGCTGCAAGGCTGACACACAGGCAGAGACACGAGAGGTAGCTGAACAGATTGATCTTAAGATGCTTAAACTATTCCCTGTATCATGGGATGCACTAACGGAGGATGACGATGAGTGAAGTCAAGATAACTGAAATAACGGAGCATGAGGATGGCAGTGCTACGTTGCAGGTTGAGTGTGACCCAGAGACATTTGGAGCCATCTTTAACGTGGGCTTTGTGTCTCTGATTAAGACAGGTCTATACTGGGAGACAGACAATGATAAGACCAATGAGTGATGAAGAACGTAAAGCATCCCAAGATCGTGACGAAAAGAATAAGTGGCGCAAGTGTGTAAGCTGTGGTAATGCAAGCAAGGACACATGGTGTGGCTTCTGTTTGGAGGAAGAGTAATGATAAACAGTGAGTGGCGAAAGTTGATAGCAGAACAAGAGAACTTTAAGGAGACGGTAATGTCAGAACATACAGCAGACATCGTGAATGAACCTAAGCATTATGCACGGTGGAAGATCGAACCTATCACATACATCATGCAGAACGGCTTTGAGTTCTGGCGTGGGAATATCATCAAGTATGCCAGTCGTGCGGGATACAAGCCCTACGAGGGTATGAGTAAGGCTCAGTGCGAGATCACAGACCTTGAGAAGGTCATACGTTATGCTGAGATGCGTATCAATCAACTGGAGGGTAAGGACAAGCTATGACCAAAGAGGAGCTAAAGAAACTCATTAGGGCTTTGGATAA